AGGTGCGGCGGACGGGCTGGCGGGGCGTCCTCGCGGGGATCGGCGCGGCCCGGCGCGCGGTCGCTCTGGTCGGGCGGGCGGCGTCGTGGGCGCTGCACCGGGCCATCAACGGCGGGGCTGCGCAGGCTGTCCGGGCGCTCGGGGCGCGCGGGCTGTGGGTGGCAGAGCCGACAGCGTGCGTCCGCTGCCAGGCCTACGCGGGCCGCATCGAGACCGCGGACGGCACGTTTCCCGGCGGGCTCTCCCTCGACCCTGCCCAGCGTGCCGTGCACGCCGCACCGATCGACGGCCCTCCGCTCCATCCGAACTGCCGCTGCCGGCTGGTGCCCTGGCGTGAGGAGTGGGCGCCCCGCCGTGGGCTGGCTCTGCCGGACCTGTTGCGTGAGCAGGCGCTGTTGTCTGCTGCCGCCGGCCGGGCTCGCCCGTCCGAGTCCCGTGCCGCCCGCCGGAGGGCGGCTCAAGCGCTGCTGGCGCGCCGTGGTTTGTCCGCGCGCGTCCGCCGTCAGGCCGCCGCGACCGCGGCAGGCCGCACCTGAAGGAGAACAGTCATGGCACCCACCGCCCCGATCAGCGCACCCCCCTGGCAGATCCTCGGATTCCGCGCAGACGGCCGGCCGATCTACCCGATCGCGGGTGGCTCCGAGCCCGCGCCCGAGCCGACCAGTGGCGACCCGGCGCCGGAGCCCGACGACGACCCGGAGCCCGGTGTGGAGCCGGACGGCTGGACGCCGCCGACTCGGGAGGAGTGGGAGGCGCATCAGGCGAGCCTGAGGCGGGCGTCGGCGGAGGCCGCGAACCGCCGCAAGTGGCTGAAGGCGCACGGCATCGACCCGAAGACCGGGAGCAAGCTGGACCCCGATCCGGAGCCCGCGCCCGACCCGGCGCCGCAGGACCCGGCCGCTGTCCCGCAGGGGATGAGCGAGGCGGACGTCAAGCGGCTGATGGACAAGGCGGTCGCGGAGACCCAGCTGAAGGGTGTCCGCCAGATGCGGGCGTTCACGGTCGGGTTCAACGAGGAGCTCGCGAAGGCCGGATGGAACGGCACCCGTCTCGGGCACCTGATGAAGCTCATCGATCTCGACGGGATCGACGTCGACGACGACGGGGAGATCACCGGTCTCACCGAGCAGATCGAGGAACTGAAGACGGACTGGCCGGAGTTCTTCAAGCGGCAGCGTGCCGTTCCGTCCAAGTCGGGCGGCGGTTCTGGCCAGAACGGCACACCCGCAGGTAACGTGGACACTGCCGACAAGAAGGCACCGGCCCCCGAGCCCAAGGGATGGGCCGAGCAGGTCGCCGAGAAGCTGATGCGCGGCTGACCCCGGAGCGGGGTCGCAGTTTGAGCCGGAGGCTCACAGTTCGCCCAGGTGAGGGCACCCACCAACCGCGCGGGCTGTGAGCCCCTGTTCACCCATGGAGTGCCCGGGTGTCTGCTCAGACGATCATCGACAACTGGATTCCCATCGAATGGGATGACCAGGTCATCCAGCGCGTCCTCGCCGACTCGGCCGTCGAACGCTACGGCCACCCCACGAAGATGAGCACCGCGACGAAGCGCATCCTGCGCTCGGCCGGCCTCGACGTGAACGGCGGCTCGACCTACACGGCCGACGCCTCCGACAACGACTACGTCACCCTCACCGCCCGGAAGATCAACAGTCTGTTCGAGGTCGACGAAGACGACCTCGCCGACGCCGAGACGGTCATCGACACCGTCCAGACCAAGGGCAACGACTGGGCGATCTCCTACGCCGACCACTTCGACAACGCGGCGCTCGCCTGCTCCGGCACCGAGAACGGCTCCACCGTTCTGTACACGTCCGTGTACAAGGCGCTGCGCACCACCAACTCGGCCACCGACTACACCGCGGACGACAACTACCTGTCGTGGAACGGCACCCTCGCCATCTCCGGAACGCCGGACGGCACCAGCCTGTACGAGAAGCTGTCCTCCACGTTCGCCCTCGTCGAGAACGGCAAGTACTGGTCCGCCGCGGACCAGCTCGTCATCGCGTCTCCGTCGTGGCGCTCGAAGCTGCGCACCTGCCTCGACGGGCAGGGACGGCCGATCTTCACCCAGGGCAGCGGGGGCACGCCGGACATGCTGTTCGAGTCGCCGATCGCCTGGTCCCGCGGCTGCAAGGTGTCCGCGACCAACACCCAGTCCCCCACGGGGAACGGGCTGCTGATCTACGGCAACCGGCAGTTCCTCAAGCGGGGCGACCGCTCCATGGGCGAGATCCTCGTCGACAAGGCCCGCGCGCAGGACACCACGGACAACACCGCGGTGAAGATCCGTGTCCGTAAGGGCTTCGTCGTCGGCCACGAGGCCGCCCTGGCGGTCCTGGAGGACGTGTCCTAACTGCGGGACTGATCCTCCTCCTTGGATCCTCCGCCGGGGATCGGGTGGGTGCCACCTCGGCGGAGTCCCCGCACCAGGCACGAGAGCAGGAAGGGCGTATGGGCGTGGACTACCAGAGCATGAGCGCGCGTGAGTTGCAGCAGGCGTGCCGTGACCGCGGCCTGCCTACGGCCCGTGACAAGGACACGATGATCGCGCGGCTCGTCGAGGCGGACGGGACGCAGGAGACCGGCGACACCGTTGAAGCTGCTCTCGGCGGGCCTGAGAGCGTGCTCTCCGCGCCGTTGGCACGCACCGCCGGGTTCTCAGTGGACGACAAGCCCCAGCCTGCGCCTGCGGTGTGGCAGGAGCGCTACCCGGTCCACGAAGGCGGCCTCACCGACGCCGAGCACACCGTCAACCGTGCGGCCGTCGCCGCAGCAGCAGCGGCCCACGGCTACCAAACCCTCGGCGACGGCCACCGCACCGGCACAGTCGACGGTTGGCACGTGTACGAAGTCCACCTCCGCAGGGGGCTCGCATGACCGACTGGGCCACCGTCGGCGACGTCGCCACCTACACCGGAGTCTCCGTGACCGCGGCGCAGGTCGCGCAGGCGCAGGCCGTCGTCGAGATCTTCGCCGACACCACCACTCTCGCGTCCGACGCCGGGAACATCTCGGAGAAGAACCTTCGCCTCCTCAAACAGGCCGTGTCCTATCAGGCCGCGTGGATCACCCAGCACCCCGACGCGTTCACCAACGTCGACCTCACGAACTTCAACCAGGACCAGGTGTCCGGGACCCTCGCCCACGCCAACGCTCTGATCCTCGCCCCGCTCGCAAAACGCTGCATCGACCGCCTGTCGTGGAAGCGGATGCGGCCCCTGCGGATCGGCCGCCGCGGCGGCCGTCCGGTCTCCCCGTACCTGAACACCACGAGCGCGACGCAGGACGAGAACGACCCACGCTGGCGGCCACTCGGAACGGGAGGCGCCTGATGCTCGCCCTCGCCACGACCACGCTCACCGTCTACCGGGGCACGACCACCGACACCTACGGCGACGAGCAGGACACCGACACCCCCGTGCACACGGGGATCGCGGCGAGCCTGACCGAGCAGTCCCGGCGGGTCACCACCCGCGACAATCCGACCCCCCGCATCGTCCGCTACGCCGTCGCCCGGGTGACGGCCGGCACCGACATCACCGACCAGGACCGGCTCGTGGATGAGCGGACGGGCGCGGTGTACATCGTCGACGCCGTCTCGCAGATGGCGAACCCCGCGGTCTCCGCCGATCTCCGGCTGGACCTGCGGCGCACCACCTGACCTGCCTTTTCCGGTGAGCGCCGGAAAAGGAACAACCGAACAGGCCATAGCCCGGGGAGACCGGGCGGCCACCGAGTACGAGACCGGCTTCGGAGAGGAGGCGGCCATGGCGCGATCCGGTGTGCGGATCGACCCGTCCGCGCAGGCGCACGTTGATGCGGCGATCAACGAGTGGATGCAGAACACCATCGGCGACGCCATCCTCGGCGACGCCAAGGGCTACGTCCCCAAGAACACGAGCCGCCTCCACGACAGCCTGCGCGCTGAGTGCCACGACAAGGTCCTCCGCGTCGGCTCCCTCGACTGCAACTACGCCACCGACGTCGAACTCGGCACGGCCCCGCACGTCATCCTCCCGAAGAACAAGAAGGCCTTGTCCTGGCCCGACGCCGACCACCCGGTCGCACGCGTCAACCACCCCGGCACCGCACCCCAGCCATACCTTCGGCCGGCCCTGTTCCAGCGGAGGACCGCATGAGCCTCCAACTGCGGGCCACCCCCGAACTCGTCGCCACCGCCTGGCTCAAGACGGTGGTCGGTGACCGGGTGGCCACCACCCTGCCGAAGGACAACTCGACGTGGGCGGCGTCCGGGTTCTGCACCCTCGTCGTCGCAGGCGGCACCCCGAACCTGTACGTGCCGCTGCGGGAGCCCGCGATCGGCGTGGACTGCTGGGCCAACAACCCCGAGAGTCAGAAGCCGCCGTGGAACAAGGCCGCCTGCCTGGCCGAGGCGATCCAGGCCGCCTGCTACGACCACCCGGCGATCCCGCAGACCCTCACCCTGCCCGCTGGCTACCCGGCTGCCCGGGTGCTGTCCGCGTACACGACGGGCGAGCACCGGCGTATCCACGACGACGCCTCCTCATACGCCCGCTACTCCATCCCCGGGCTGGTCATCGCATGGACGGAGGTCCCGGCATGAGCCGCATGTGGGCGATCCAAGAAGACACCCCGCACGGGCAACTCCTGTCCTGGAACGGGCGGGTTCTCGTGCACGGCAACCGGGCGGAGCTGGAGTTCCTGCTGGCCGGGCCAATCCGGATAGTGCAGTGCCCGCCGAGTATCCCGCCCGAGGAGACGCTCGAACTGCGGTTCCACCCGCAGTTCTCCCACCACCAGTTCCCCCTTCGCCGGGAGGCGTACCGATGAGGACCGTCCGCACCACCTTCCGCCCCGACCAGACCATCGAGGTCGACGACGTCGAGTACCAGTCCCTCACGCGGCAGGGCCTCCTCATCGACGAACCGGCCCCCACAGCCCCGGCTGCGCCTGCGCCGCCGGCCACCCCCGCGAAGAAGACGTCCGGCGCGGCCGGAAGCAAGGAGAGCTGATCAGTGAGCGTGGACACGACCAACCTCATCCAGGGTCCGGCGACCCTCTACAAGGGGTCGTTCGGTGCGACCGAGCCGGCCGACTCCGCGGTCAATGCGGTTCCTCCCGCATCGTCGTGGACGGATCTGGGCGGCACGCAGGACGGCGTGAAGCTGTCCGTCGACCAGACCTACAGTGAGCTGGAGGTCGACCAGATCACCCTCCGCGTCGGGAGCAGGCTGACGAAGCAGGACTTCACCATCGAGACCTCCCTCGCCGAGGCCACGCTGGAGAACCTTTCCCTGGTCCTCAACGGGGGCACCGCTGCGTCCGGTTCGGGCTGGAAGTCCTTCGAACCCAACGTGACATCCAGCGCGACGCAGCCGAACTACTTCGCCGTCATCCTCGACGGCTACGCCCCCGAACAGCTGCGGCGTCGAGTGATCGGCCGTCGAATGCTCAACACCGACTCCACAGAGCTGGCGTACACGAAGGACAAGCAGACGCTGATCCCGGCGAAGTTCGCGGGCCACTACGTCAGCAGCGTGATCGCCCCGTTCCACATCGTCGACGAAGTGACCTGACCGTCGGCCCCCTGACCCCTGCCCACCCGAGGAGCAC